ACCGGCAACTTGGAACCGCGGAACCACTTGGAACCACCAACGCTATGCCGCCTGTCAGAGCCGCCCCGGCGAAGCGTTGGTGCTTTACCCTTAACAACCCGACAGATGAGGAGGTCCAGAAGATAAAAGACATGAATCCGAGTGAGTACCACTATGCTATAGTTGGGAAAGAACGAGGAGAGCAAGGGACCCCTCATCTGCAAGGGTTTTTGCACCTAAAGTGCAAAAAGAGACTTAACCAGCTGAAGGAGTTCTTAGCGCGTGCGCATTGGGAGAAGGCCCGTGGTTCAGATGAAGACAATGAGGCCTATTGCTCTAAGGAAGGGGAAGTTATACTTACCCTTGGCATGCCGGCAAAGGGCAACCGGAGCGACCTGTCGGGAGCTGTTGCCGCCGTGAAAGCCGGAAGAGCAATGAGCGAGATCGCGCGAGAGTTCAGTGAAGTTTACGTCAAGTATGGGCGTGGCCTAAGAGATCTGGCTCTCCTGATTGGTCAGAAACCACGTGACTTCAAGACTGACGTCATACTGATAACTGGCCCCTCGGGGGTGGGGAAAAGCCGTTGGGCATTTGAATATCCCGGAAGCAAGTTCTATAAAATGAAGGGGGAGTGGTGGGACGGATATGCAAATGAGGATGTTGTCGTCATTGATGACTTTTATGGCTGGCTGCCATTTTGTGAGCTGTTGAGACTGACTGATCGTTACCCACACAAAGTGCCCGTGAAAGGCTCATATGTGGAGTTCAACTCAAAGACGATCATTATCACATCAAACACCCACCCTGAGACGTGGTACAATGAAGAGAAATGTTATCTGCAAGCACTGTTCAGACGGATCAATAAGTGGATGTTCTGGGATGCAATGAGATTCGTGGATGCACCTGACTGTGTGAAAAAATACCCAATCAACTATTGAGCGTACCCCGAGGGATGAGCAATCGCGGGCGCGAAGCCCGCGTTCACGGGTAAGTCGCGAGCGCACCGTCGCGAGCGACTTTCCCTAGTGAAGTTGCCCGAGGTTGTTCAGTCTCGGAGGCATTTTATATAAGTAACACTCGTACGAGGTTGTTATCTTAATCAATAAAACACTTTATTCAAAGTCAAAGTCAGTTCCATCAATTATTTTCATCAGCTCCATGTTTGGGGGAAACATATTGGGGGTCGCTGGGTCTTTGAGGGTGGTCCAGGCGAATTGTCTGAATTTCATGTAGAAGGTCACTTCACATTGATAGAACTCATCTTCAGGTGATGGCTGCAGGTAGCTGAAAGCCAGGCCGTAGTGGTTTACTTTTTCAGGTGCTAACTGCTTACCTGTTATCTGCAGAGGGATCCAGAAGGATCTCTGAGAAGATAACCATATGTCTGCCACTTCATTTGCAGTGGACAGATCAGTTGAAATTAATTGAGGCTTAGGCCTTACTAGCCTTTTAAAGCCCCATCGCTGGTCCCACTTTTTGGCTCCATCAAAATTTGAGAGGGGGTCTTCAGTGAGACCCGTTTTCTTAGTAAATGTTGCCAGCCTGCCGTCCAGTATTGGAACGGTATGGCCGAACCCCTTCCAAATAGTGACCGATTCCCCTAGTGGTCTCATTTCAACTTTAACTAGAACAATTTTGTAATCTTCAAAAGGTAATCTAAGCACCTCCCCCCCTGAAGGTCTGAGAACATCTTCAAGAGTAAACTTAAAAGTGTCGGTGCCATATTTGAATGCACCAGTCTCGTCCTTAGTTAGTTGAACTTTGAACGAGTGACGTAGCCTGAAGAGATAGATCCTATTGGCCCGGTGACCACGCCTATTTCTTGGCAGGCGTCTCCTGAGATGACGTCTGTGCCTCCTGATAGGGCGGCGTCGGCGCCTACGTCGGTGGCCCCACCCTCTGGCTGCCGAGAACTGCTGTTAAAAGATAAGACCGCGGTTCCAAGTTGCCGTATAGTATT